TTCGGCCGGGGGTTTTTAACCTAATTAGGAGAACATCATGGCAAATGCAACATCCGTCGTCGTCCGCGCTGGCAATGACCAGTTTCGCGGTCTTTACACTAACACCTGGCTGGTTCGTGCCACTCTCAACGCTGACAGCTTGTCTGACGGCGCTGGTGACACCGATACCGTAGCTGTCCCCGGTGTGGCACTCGGTGACATGGTTTTGTCGGCTTCTCTGGCAGTCGATGTGGCGGGTCTCATCGTCACAGGCTACGTCAGCGCAGCAGACACCGTCAGCATCCGGTTCCAGAACGAAACCGGCGGCACCGTTGATCTGGCGTCGTCCACACTTCGTCTCGTAGTCGCACGTTCATTGGCGTAAAAGCCGGGGGCTTTGGCCCCCGTCTTGCCATCAGGAGGTTTCATGGCAACTTTTAAGTGTCTATCCAGTGGCCAGACGGTCACGTTTACTTTGCAGCACGACATCGACAGCATGAAAGGCCATCAAGGCTACATCCGCGTCGATGTACCCGAGGATATGCACAGCGAAGCGGCTAGTCTGGTAACCCTATCCCCGCCGCCAAAACGGCAGGGGCGGCCAAGGAAGATGGAAAATGTCGGAAATTGACCCAAGAGAGTTTGGCAAATTGGAAGCGCAAGTAGAACTCATGCAGTCAGAAATCCACGCGCTGCGCAATGACGTCAAGCAGCTGCTGGAGATGGCCAATAAGTCCAAAGGCGGCTTTTGGATGGGTATGACCATCGCGTCTGCTTTGGGCGGCATACTGACTTTTGTTGCAGATAGATTGTTTTTCAAATAAGGGGGTGACATCATGCCAATGGTTGACGGAAAGAAGTACCCATACACGAAAAAAGGCAAGCAGGAAGCTGCTTCGGCCAAGATCAGCAAACTGCGCAAAGAGGGCTACCCGCAGAAACAAGCGGTAGCGATCGGGCTTAGCATGGCCGGTATGGCCAAGAAAAAGGCCAAGAAATGAAGGCCGGCCTGTACGCCAACATCAACGCTAAACGTAAGCGTATCGAGGCGGGGTCTGGCGAGAAGATGAGAAAACCTGGCTCCAAAGGCGCGCCAACTGCCGCTGCGTTTAAGGAATCCGCTAAAACGGCTAAACCGAGGAAAAAATGAAGACACCCGCTTGGCAAAGAAAAGCCGGTCAAAATGCAAAAGGCGGCTTGAATGCCAAGGGCAGGGAGTCTTATAATGCAACAACTGGGGGCAACCTCAAAGCGCCGGTAAAATCCGGCGACAACCCACGACGAGCTTCTTTTCTTGCCAGGATGGGCGGCATGCCCGGTCCAGAGCGTGTAGACGGTAAGCCCACCCGGCTGCTGTTGTCCCTAAACGCTTGGGGCGCTACATCCAAGGCAGATGCAAAGGTAAAAGCTAAAGCTATCTCCGCAAGGAATAAGGCGAAAAGCAAATGACCTACCTAGAACTCGTCAACGATGTGTTAGCTCGCCTGCGGGAGACGCAGGTCACGACCGTCAACTTGACTACCTATTCGTCCCTTGTGGGCAAATTCGTCAATGACGCCAAGCGCCAGATTGAGGACGCTTACGACTGGAACGCGCTGGGTCGAGAAATTACCGTTACCACATCCGGAAGCACTTACGAGTATTCGTTGACTGGCGCCGGGCAAAAATTCCGCGTTACCAGCGACCCGTTAAACATCACCAGCAACGTCATTATGGAGGTGATTACCGTCTCCGACATGCGCCGCAAGCAGAACCTGCAGCCGCAAGTAACCGCTGTTCCAAACCAATATTGCTTTGAAGGTGTCGATAACAACGGCGACGCAAAAGTGCAGCTGTGGGGCCGTCCTGATGGCGTCTACACCATCAAGTTTTTCGTGTCCGTACCGCAAGCCGTGTTGACTTCGGATTCAACGTCAGTGTTGGTGCCCGATGTGCTGGTAGCGCAGAACGCCTACGCCCGCGCCTTGGTTGAGCGCGGCGAAGATGGCGGCCTGAACTCGTCAGAAGCCTACGCGCTGTATAAATCAATGCTGTCCGACTACATTGCTTTGGAAGCCACACGGTTCCCAGAGATGCAGGAGTTCTACGCCTCATGAGCCAGCCACTGCGCATTGATACGATCTCGGCGCCAGGCTTTTACGGCCTGAACACCCAAGACTCGCCGCTCGATTTGAACGCTGGTTTTGCCTTAGAGGCGACCAACTGCGTCATCGATCAGTACGGTCGTGTCGGTGCCCGCCAAGGTTGGTCAAGACTCAACAGCAGCTCTGGCAATCTGGGCGCAAACGATCCGGGCGTCATCCATGAGCTGGTGGTGGCTGACGGCACCTACACAATTCTGTTTGCCGGCAACAACAAGATTTTTAAGCTTGATGGCAGCAATGCAGTTGTCGAGTTGACCTACGGGGGAGGGGGTACCGCCCCAACCATCACAGCCAACAACTGGCAGTGCGCGTCCCTTAACAGCATCACGTATTTCTTCCAGACGGGGCATGACCCGTTGATCTACGATCCAGCGGTTAGCACCACGACCTACCGCCGCGTCAGTGAGAAGTCGGGTTACGCAGGCACGGTGCCTTCTGGCAATATCGTCATCTCGGCCTACGGTCGTCTGTGGATCGCCAGCACTGCGGCGGACAAGCAGACGTTGACGTTCTCTGACTTGCTGGCTGGTCACATTTATACAGGTGGCACATCCGGCACGTTGAACGTGAATAACGTATGGCCTGCTGGGCCAGACGAGATTGTCGGCTTGGCTGCGCACAACAATTTCCTGATCATCTTTGGTAAGCGCCAGATACTGGTCTACCAGGGCGCGACAGCACCGGCGACTATGTCGCTAAACGACACGGTAGTTGGCATTGGTTGCATTTCGCGTGATTCTATCCAACCTACTGCAACGGACGTCTTCTTCTTGTCTAACAGCGGCGTGCGCTCATTGATGCGTACGATTCAAGAGAAGTCAGCGCCGTTTCGTGACATCAGTAAGAACGTGCGTAATGACTTGATGGGGATTGTGGCCGGTGAGACGCAAGCCAATATTAAGGCGGTGTATTCGGAAGTCAACGCGTTTTATCTGCTGACGCTGCCAACGAACCAGTCTGTCTACGTGTTTGATACCCGAGGCTATTTGCAAGACGGGTCTGCGCGAGTAACACAGTGGACGTCGATCACACCGTCTGCTCTGTTAGCGCGCCGCAATGGTGATTTGCTGCTTGGTCAGACTGGCTACATTGGGAAGTACGGAACTTACCTAGATGACGCAGCCGAGTACCGGTTCCAGTATTTTACAAACCACAGCGACTTAGGCGACCAAAGCGTTACGTCCATATTGAAGCGCATCGGCGTTATCGTCATAGGCGGAACAAACCAGTTTGTGACTATCAAATGGGGTTTCGATTTTAACGAAAACTATCTGTCACAAAACACGCAGATTCCTACGCAAAGCGTGTCTGAATACGGAGTAGCCGAATATGGCGCTAATGGAGTTCCTGTCGCGCAGTACGCCGACGGTATTGCACTTCAAACGCTATACGCGCAAGGTACGGGTTCTGGCCGTATTGTTCAGACGGGCTACGAGGCTGACATCAATTCTTCGGCGCTGTCGATTCAAAAAATTGAAATTCTGTCGAAAAACGGAAGGGTGACATGAGTAACTATACAAAAAGCACGGACTTCGCCGCCAAAGATGCGCTGGCGTCCGGCAACGCCGGTAAGATCGTCAAGGGTACGGAGATTGACACCGAGTTTAACAATATCGCTACAGCTGTTGCCACCAAAGCCGATCTGTCCAGCCCTACGTTTACAGGCACGCCTGCGCTGCCAACGGGTACGACAGCGGTTACGCAAAGCTCTGGTAACAGTTCAACTTTGCTTGCTACTACTGCTTTTGTTCAGGCAGCGATTGCTTTGCTATACCCAGTAGGTTCAATATATATCAACGCCACTAGCAGCACTAACCCCGGCACGCTGTTGGGGTTTGGTACATGGACAGCGTTCGGTGCTGGACGGGTCATGGTTGGTTTTGACTCAGGGAATGCGTTGTTTGACACGGCAGAAGAGACAGGCGGTTCGGCAAACTCATCAGTTATAAGCCACACGCACACTGCCACTTCAACAGTTACTGATTCGGGACATAAACATACATTCCCAACTCGCCCTGACTTTACTGGCGGCGGTAGTTCATTCCAATCACCTTATAACGGCCTTGGAAATACAGTCAACTCAGATACATCTACAGTTACCACAGGCATTACGGTGGCCACCAGCGTTTCAACGGAAGGCTCGTCTGGCACTAACGCTAACTACCAGCCGTACATCACGGTCTACATGTGGAAGCGCACAGCATGATTATCGAAACATTCCCAGAGCATCAAATCACGCATCATTTCTCTGACGGCATGTACGCCAAAGAGATGCGTGTAGAAGCAGGGCAGGCTATTCTGAAGCACACGCACGACTTTAGCCACTTGTCGATTCTGGCCAGAGGTCGTGTCGCGATACTGATCGGTGAAGAGATACAAGTTATTGAAGCGCCTGCCTGTTTGGACATCAAAGCAGGCTTGGTGCATGGCGTAAAGGCCATTGAAGATTGTGTTTGGTATTGCATCCACGCCACTGACGAGAAAGACCCGGCGAAGGTGGATGAAGTTCTGATAAAGGGGTACTAACATGCCAGCATTTATAGCAGCCGGCGCCAGTCTTTTAGGTGGCGTAATAGGCGGCAATTCGCAGAAGAAAGCCGCGCAAATTAGCGCAAACGCGCAACTAGAGGCTGCGCGCATCGCGGCTGATGCCGCTCGGTTCAGACCCGTTGGCACGACGACCCGGTTCGGGTCTAGTCAATTCCAATTTGATCCAAGCGGCAATCTTAGCGGCGCGGGATACACAGTAGACCCACGCCTAGCGGGCTATCAAGACCGCCTACAAGCGTTGTCAGAACAGCGATTGGGTGAAGCCGAAATGGCTGGCGAAGCTTACGCGCCGCTGCGTCAGGCTGGTCAGCAACTGTTTCAGCTGGGCGGCCAATATATGGCGGAGACGCCTGAACAGGTCGCCGAGCGCTACATGGCGCGGCAGATGGATCTGTTGGCACCCAGTCGTGAACGTCAGTACGCCCAGCTGCAAAACCAGCTGTTCCAGACTGGCCGTGGCGGCTTGGCTGTTGGCGGCACTGGCATGCGCCCAGGCGGCGGCGCTGGTCTAGGTGCAGCTAACCCTGAGTTGGAAGCGTACTACAACGCCTTGGCGCAGCAAGACGCGCAGCTGGCAGCTCAAGCACAGCAAGAAGGCCAGCGTCAGCTGGCGTTTGGCACCGGTCTGTTTGGCCAAGGCGCTGGTTTGCTGGGTGGCTACGAGTCGGGTGTCACAGGCGCGCTGAATCCGTTCACTACCACACTGGGTGGTATATCGACGCTGGAGAGCTTGGGCATGCAGCCGCTGGACATCGGCGCTCAGTTGGGTGGCCGGTCGGCACAGGCAGGCGCGAACGTAGGTCAGTCCCTGCTGCAGGGTGGGGTGAGTGCTGCTAAAACAATGCAGGCTGGGCAGTATGACCCGACGGCGATTGCCTTGATGGGCTTGGGCAGCAATCCAGTATTTGGTAAAGCAGCTGCCCGCATGTTTGGCTATTACGATCCGGCGGACTATGATTTTGGCGCGGGCGCCAACGTTAACAATCAAACTAGCTCTTATTATTAGGTCTTTCGGGCGAGGAATCGAAGCTATGGCAACCAGTAATATCTTAGGTCTGTTTGTGTCGCCTGAACAATATCAGGCGCAGCAGTTAGCGCAGCAGCAAGCGGATGAACAAACGCGCGCGACTAACTTTGCTAATCTTGACGCTAGAGGGCAAGCCGTCTACGGCACGTTCTTGGGCGCGCAGCAGTTGGGGCGCGGCTTCGGTGGTTTGCTGGGCGTGCAAGACCCACAGCTGCAACGCATTCGTCAGCGGCAGGAGATCATGCAGACGATCAACCCTGCAGACCCTGAATCGTTGATGGTAGGTGTTCAGCGCGCATCGCAAGCCGGCGACCAGGAACTGGCGTTGTCGTTGGCCGACTATATGCGTAAAGCGGAGGGTGACATTGCGTTGGCACAGCAACGTACCGCCACGAAATCGGGTCAAGGCATTCAAGAAGCTGCTCGCATTAACGCTATTACCACAGAGCTGGCCACACTTGACCCAGAAAATCCAGAACAAAAACCTAAATATGATGCTTTAGTAGCCGAACGAAATCGTCTGGAAAGAACGGCAAAATCCAAGGCTGGCGATAAGTTTAGCCAGCTGCAAGAGTTGTACGCGCAACGCAAATTGGCGGTTGAAGCCGGTTCTGACCAGGACGTGCAGATACTAGACCGCTTGATTAACTCTATAGCTGCTGAAAAAGGCGGCGATAAGACGTTTGAGAGCATCGTTAAAGCCGAAAGAATAGGTGTGCTTACGGATGAAATAGCCGAGTTAGAAAAGAGCAACAAAAAAGATACCCCTGCGTACAACCGTAAAGTTGCAGAACTAAAATCGCTCCAAGGCGATAAAGCTGGCGCGCCGATTAAAGAACTGGTGCTTGGGGAAGAAATTGCTAAACTTGATGCGTTTATACGCAACGCTAAAGATCCTGCTGCGCCCGCCGTAATTGACGCTAAAACTAAAGTACAACTTTATCGCGATGCGATGAAGAGAGAAAGGCCAAACCTCGACACCCTTGGTTTGGCTAAAGGCGGAAAATACGATGGTCAACCAGTTTTCTTGGATGAAAATACTAGAAAAACTTTTGTCTTTGATACAGATAAAACTGGTAAGCAAATAGAAGTGCCGTACACCGGCGGTCTAAGAAGCCTTAAAGGTGGAACAGAAGTTAATGTCGGCGGCTCAGAAGTAAGGGTTGATACGGGTACGGCAGGTAAAGCGGCAGGTAAAAAGATAGGCGAGGAGTTGATTGACGTTAAAGATAAACAATCCGCGCTAGATAGTATTGAAGACGCGTTAGGCTTAATTAAGCAAGGTATTTACGCGGGTGCGTATAGCGACATACGAAAAGGTTTAGCT